AAGCCAACCGGTTCGGATCGTTCGGGATCTGCGGCGGCACGGTCGGATTGTAGTTCTGGGGAGAAAGGGCCGTGGCACGCGGGCGCTGCGGCTGCGTTGTCGGCCAGCTTCCGCCCTGCGACGGGGCCAGCGGGTTCGTGCGCGGCGCCGCGTTGGGGTAGATCCCGGCATAAAGGTCTTGGACGCGCGTCGGGGGCATGAACAACGGCCCGTTGCCGCCGTACTGAGCGGCCAGTGCCTTTTCGGATTCAGAAGCCATAGGCCGTACTCCAAAAGAAAAAGCGGCCCGCGAGAGCCGCCGTCTGGAAGGTGATGCGAGTTGGTGGTAAGGAGGCCAGATGCCTCACATTGATCTTGAGCCCGGCGACTATTCCGAGCGGAAGCCGAAGGGGTGGCGCTGGCGGTTGCCCTGGAGCCACAAGGACGACCCTAAATTGCCCTTGGTCATGGCGCTGCTGCTAACCGGCGCCCTCTGGTGGACATTTTCGGTCAGATACGAACTGTCTGCGGAGTATCTTTTTTGTGGCGCCGCAGTGGTGGCGTTTTTGGTCGGCTGGATGCTACGCAGCACTTTCCGGGACTAGTTCCCGCGCACCGTGATCTCTAGAGGCTTCCGTTTTTCAGGCCCCATGCCATTGATGGCCGGAATAGCCGCGCCGGGGGCCAGCAAAGACGGCTTCATCGCCTGAGTTCCGCGATAGAGCATCTGCACCATTTCCGGTGTCATCTGCCCCGTCTTGGTCGTCAAGAGCTTGGCGAGTTCCTGGTTGGCGTTGCCGCGTAGCTTTTGCGCAACCGCCCCTCGCGCGGCATTGAACGCCGCCAAGATGCCGCCGACCAGATTGACTTGTCGCAAGTCGGCCTGTTCAGGCGCCACTTCGGACATAGACGCTGTACGGCGTGCCGTTTCGCTGTTGCGAGCGACCACGTTCGTCGTGTTCCCGAATAGCAATTCACGGTCGATGCGCTTCAGCAGATCGTCGGCAATGTCCTTGCCCAAGATGATGCGAAGCTTCTCCTCGTTCCAGCCCTTCTTGAACATGTTGCGCAGCGATGCGACATCGTTGACCGCATTGCCAAGTTGCGCTTCCAGTGAAGCCTGCACGCCCTGAATGTAAGCGTCCTGCTCGCTGACACTCATTCCAGACCATGAGCGGCGCAACTGGTCTGGCGAAATGTCCTTGGAGAAGACGGTTGCGCCTTCGTCAATGGCATCCTTGATCGCAGCCGGGCCAGCAAACGCCTCGCGCGCCTGCTTGTATCCCGGAACCACCTTGTCGGCCTCAGTTCGGAGAACGCGAGCCAACTCCGAGGCCTGCCTGCCTACATTGTCCTTTCCCTGCCGAAATGCCTCTTTGGCAATGTCGTCAAGCGCCTGTTTGGTATAGTCGATCATCCCGGCGGTCATGCCGGTGTTGCTGAACACCACGCCGTCATTCGCGGCAAGGTCGATGGCGTTCTTCAGCGCCGCCTTGCCCATCGGGGTAGCCAACACAAAGCCAAAATTGCCCTTGGTCACGTCTACGGGAACGTTGCGGATGGCATCGTAGAGCGGCTTTGCTGCCTGCTTCTGCTGTTGAGTGATGGCCTGCTTGAGTGTCTCGATATCGGGGCCATTGCCTACCGTCTGCGCAACGTCGTTCGCTACACGCGAGGGTGCGGCAGCAACCCGATTTTCGACGGCTTCCCGAACGGTCTTCTGCGCAGGCCCCGGCACGGCGGCAAGGGCGCCGGCCTGAGACTGCAAGTTCGGCCCGAGGTCCATCAGCATGCCATCCGGGCCGAGCGCCTGTAGACGCTGGGCGATCTGGGACGCCGGGATCTGGTCATCCTTTAGCGCCCGGCCCGCCACGCGTGCCTGCTTAGGCACCGTCGTCCCGGTCAATGCAGAGTCGAGATCGGGTTCGCTTCCTGTGCGCGGCGCGTTTCATACTGAACGTCCTCGACAGGCACCCCCTGCACCGCCGCGCGGAGGTTTTCTGCGCCCGCCAGGATCGACGGCCCGGCAATCGGCACGCCGTTAAGGAACGAAGTGTAGCCAGCCGTAAACTTGCCTTCTATGCCGGAAGCAGGATCAACCCACTCTGGCGGCGCTTCGCTAACCCGTGGCACTTTCCTGCCTGCGCGAGTTTCGGCAGCAGCCCAATCCGCATATTCGCGAGAGCCCGGCTTGAGTCCTTTCGGCGGCTGAGAAGATGGTCCATTTTGTGACGGCGTGACCCGGACCTTAGCCTGCATTTCCCGATAAGCCTGCGCCAGCGCGCGGGCGTCCTCAACATTGCCAGCCGCATCGGCTGCGCGAAGTGCCTGCTCGATTTGTTCCAGGGTTGCCATCTACTGCCCCAGATACTTGTTCACGAGACTATCTATGTCACCACCGCTGCCCACCGGGCCATAGACTTCCGGGGCGATGATGAAGCGGGTGGGGTCAACGCCCCACTCACTGGCCCGCGAACTGTACTGTGAATTGATGTCGCCCACGTTCTTCGCCGCCTCAGCGTAAAGCTGCTCAGCCGCCGCAAGAAACTGTTTGCGCAATTCAGGGGTCAGCCGTTCGCCAGTTAGTATCCTGTTGTAAAGGTTGGAAACGGTCTGGCTCACACCGCCTGAGTTTTCAGCGGTCGCGAACTCGCCTTCCCTCACGACAGAAGTCGGGTCGAGCATTTTCATGTAGGCAAAGATCATCGACATATCGCCGGGGCCAGAGTCGGTATTTGCGCTCGCGCGAACCTTCTCAAAGCCGTTTCGTACGACCTGATATGTCTTTACCGGGTCGGTTCCGAGGTACTGTGACGACAAGTCTTTTTCAAAGCCGAACAGTTCCTTTGGGTCCTGCGGCTCCGGTCCCGCCGACGCTACGACTTCACCATTTGGGCCATACCGAACCTGCCCCGGCGAAAGTGTGAAGGGTTCGCCCCCGCCCTTCGGCGACATCCGCTCCGTTGCGATGTTCCATGCCTCACCCACCGGCATACCGGCCTCGACCATCTGCGCAAGATCGGGGTGGTTCTGCTGCAACCATGCCTGCGTAGCGTTGGTCTGGGCCAGCACCTTGGCATCGGCCTCACGCTGGCGCCGGGCCTCAAGGTCCATCTGCTTGGCCTGCGGGACCATCTGGAGCCCGTTGGAAAGCCCGCTCTGGATGTTCTGCCCCGAGCCGATGCCGGCACCAAGCGCGCCAAGGTAATTCTGGTTGTTCCCAGCCCACTGCGCAAACGCGTTGTCTTTGCCCAGAAGGAGTTCAGCAAGGCCCATCGTGTTAGCTCCTTACAGTGCCGAAACGCCCAGCCCCAGCAGCGTCTGCCAGAGCGGGGTTGAGGGCTGACTTGTCGACGTGCCAGCGGCGCCCGCCTGCCCCGCCATGACGCTGGACAGCTTTGCCAGATAGTCGGTCGGCCCCGCTGCCTTCGCCGCTGCGTCTGCGTCCTGTGCCGCGCCGATGCTCTGTTGGATCGACGCCGGGAGTTGACCCGCCGAGAACAGTTGCGGGAGCATGGCAGCAGCCGAGGACTGGCGGTCCAGCGAGTTGGAATATTGCTGATAGTCAAGTGCGCCGAGGCTGTCCGCCAGACCGCTTGCCGCTGCCTTCTGGTTGCTGTCCGATCCGAACAGGCCAGATTCGTTAAACGCGGTGTTGGTCGACCGCATCACGTCGTTTTCGAGCTTGGCCCGAAGCGTGGCATAGCCGGGATCTTGCATCCCCAGTTCGTTGCCGGCCGCCCGGTTGCCAAAACTGGTCATGGCGCCAGCGAGGCCCTGCGAAAATGCAGGGTTGTTTGCCGCTGCCAACGAGGCCTGCCAACCCTGCGTCGTGTTCGCGCTCGGTGCCTGGTACAGCGACTGGCCCTGTGAATACGAGTTGCTGAGCCCGCTTGCCAGCTTGTCGACGGCGGTGTTGACCGCCTTCGAGCTGGACTTGGTCGTGGTGGTATTGTTGCTGGAGCCCATCGGTCAAAGCGCCTTTCGTAGCCCGTGCCCTTCGCCTTCCGGCCAAGGCTGGTAGTTCAATCCCCGGAGCACACGCGACCAGTCCCTGCCCTCGATCCGCATCTCTGCGCACCCGGACGACTTCGCTATGCGTTCCAGTTTGGTGATTTCGTCGCGAACGGCGCGCACCCACTTTCTGGGAGGAAGCGATATCTTGCCGCTCAGGGTATGGATGAGGCAGATAACCGCCCCGTTGTCTTCGTAAGCCTCAAGGCGGATCATCACCCGGACGCCTGCCCGGATGATGCCGATGGGTGGCAGGAACGTCATGTCAGCCTACCGACCGGAAAATCAGGAAAATCAGGAAAATCAGGAAAATCAGGAAAATCAGGAAATTCCAAAAAGCAAAAAACACTAGGAATATCAATGCTTGCCGGGTTTGCCGGATTTGCCGATCGGAAATTCAATTTATTCACCCAGCGAGACGCCGTGCCTTGACGCCGACCACATCGAACCGGCCCGCCGCATCGCTGGAGGTCACGCGCAACAGCCAGCCCGCCGGGACGACGATATCGGTAAACTCGATGGACTGCTTGGCCGTGACTGCTTTGACGACCCATGTCGAGCCGCCAGAACCCAGATAGTAGGCCGTCGTATTGGCCACGTCATAAAGGTCCACGGTCAGGTTTGGCGTAGAGCCGTTGTTCTCGTTCACCTGCAACTTGGCCACGAGCCACGAGGAAGGGTCCACCGGGGCAGCAGCGCCGCTGACAATCGTGGTCGCCGTGTTTCCCGTCACCTTGACGGCGATTTCCTCGACAACCTGGTTGATCTGGCTTTGGAGAAGGGTCATTTCGGACCACCCGAGGTTGCCTGAATGCTGTCTACGCCGTTCGCATAGGTCCAGTCAGCGCCAGCAGGGATATTGCGGCGGAACGTGATGTTCATCCCCCGCGCCCGCAACGGCACCCGGCCCGCACCGACCTTGGCAACGCCAGTCTTCCATGTCGTGGTTTCGCTGGCGGTATCCGCAACGCCAACTTGCAGCGTTCCCGTGGCGCAATCGTCCATCGGGGTGGCCCAGCCGACAATGCCGGTCACGGGGTTGATGATGCGCCCCGTCTCCAGTGTCGCCGCCATGTTCGGGCCATTGAACAGCGCAAACTTGCGCGACGAATTTAGAGCGCCAAGCTGCGGGGCTCCGCCGCCACCGCCAAGATCGTCAATAGAGCCTTCCAGCGCGTCAATGGTGCCTGACAGGCTGTTGATACTTGCGGCTGGAGCGGCAAGACGGGCCAGCGCGACTGTCGATGCAGGAAGGATCGAAAACTCCCCCAGCAGCCAGTTATAGGCCAAGAGGCGCGAACCATCGATGCGCCAGATCACCAGATTGCGCACCGGGTCAACGGTGGCCTGCAAATTCCCGTAGTTTTCGCGCCCGATGCTGCTTTCTGCCCAACGATTGATCTTTTCGGCCCCAATCGGCACTGGGGCGGAGCCAGGGGACAGCATCCACGGCCCGTCCGTGTCCCACCAGAACGCCCGGCCATCGAACGCCGCAATGGTCTTCGCGCCAGCGCAACCGCGACCGTCTGCGATCTTGACCACAGAATAGGTCGATGCGCCGGTCCCGAATTGCACGCCACGGATAGCGAACTGCTGGAAAAACACGGCCATGCCGTTCTTGAGGTCGGCGCCACCGATCAGATTGCCGCCATCCTCAAGCGTCTTGCCGTCCGCCGCGCCACCAGACCATCGGGTATGGCTGCCGATGTCGCTGTTTGCGAATCTGCGGGGGCTGGAGGACGTTCCGAGAGCGAACAGTACGTTGTTGCACTGGAACACAAACCGGGCCGCTGGTGCCCCGGAAATCGCGTTGTTGGTGCCGCCCGCATCCACGTCATAGGCCTTCATGCCATCGGACGTGTCGGTGTTGATGAGGTACTTGCCGAACCGGGCAAACGAGACATCATAGCCGGTTGGGACGGTGCGGGTGTTTTCGATCTCGGTCCACGAGTAGTCGGACGCCAGCATCTCAATGGTGGTGCCCGTTGCGGCAAACACCGACCATGTGCCGTCGCTGCGCTCCAGCGAGATGATGCCACGAGGCTCCGAGGGAAGCGCCGCCGCACCTGACGCAGCAACAAGCTGGGGGAACGGCCCATAGCCCAAGCCAGTCGACGCCGACTGCGGCACAGCGCCCTCGATGGCATCGCTGGCCCCGTCGCGATCAGGGCCCCATGCGCCGAACGGGACAGCCATCAGGGCGTCGCCATATCCAGCACAATCTCGACATTGGCGTATTGTGCCACCACGTCGCGATTGGTCAGGTCGTCCAACATCTCGTAAGCCTTGCCCTCAAGGCCAGCCGCAGTTCCCCACTCCTCCTCAAACATCCGGGCTTCCGCCAGGATCATGGTCAGGTAAATGTCCGGCGCCTCGACCGACAGCCAGTTGCTGGTATTGCCGCTCGATAGCGGGGTCAGCGAGGCATCGTAGGCCGCCAGATAGCTGTCCTCGGTCACGGGCGCCACGCGGAGCGTCGTGCCGCTTTTGATTGCGAAGAACTCCGCATCGCTGGAAATCTCGTAGGGGTTGAGCCGGATCAGCGCATCCCAACTGACTTGGACCAGCGGCGTCGAGCCAGCAACGTCACGCACCAGCGACCGCATGGTGACAAAGCCGGACGGCAGGGATGCTTCGCCCGATGCGTCGGTCGTCAGCGTTGCCGATGTCATGCGCCGGTAGTTCGGTCCGAGGCGGCGGTTGAACTTGGCCTCGGCATTGCTGATAAAGGTGTCGGCCAGTTCCTGCGAATAGGTCCGTTCCGTGTACGCGTTGAGATCCGCTGTCAGCCCGGAATAGGTCGTGTGCGCCATCACAGCTTCCCTTCACGGGTACGGAACGGCTGGTTCTCGTCGCGGTTAAGCCACCAGCGGCCGAAGTCGCGGTCCCCCTCCTGCGCCTTGGCGGCAAAGTCGGAGAGGTACTTGTTCATCGGGATCGAACCGACATGGATCATGGGCAGATTGCCGCCCTTTTCGCTGCCATTGCCGGACGACCAGCGCTTGTTCGCCGTGTTGTTCCGACGCTCCTTGTTGAGCGCCAGCAGCTCGTCTTCGGCAAGGAACTCGGTCTTTTGCACCATGATGGGCAAGCCGGTCACGGGATGCGTCCCATGACCGACCGAGCGCCTGTATTCCGGCGTCACTTCCACCACTTGCCAGGTCACGTTCTGGCAATCGGCCTCGGTGAGCTTAATCTTCAATGTCGCGCTCCCCGATGCCGTTGGCGCGCATGGCCTTGGCCTCGTCGGCGCCGATGCGGATCACGGTGCCCGCGAGCAGCTTGTCGGCAAAGCCAGTGCCAGCCAGTTTCGGCGGCGCTGCCATGATGTTGCCGTTCTCGTCCATCTCCTCGATGAACCCGCCGGGCTCGACTTCCACCACCTTGCCATCAGGGCGTTTGCGGAGGACGGGTTCCTTGTTGTAGCCAAGCACCTGAACCTCGCCACCGGGGCGGTAGTTCTTGAGCAGCGTCATGCGAACGGTCTTGCTGGGCTCGTCGGCAGTCTTGTTGGGGGCGGCTTGTGCCACAGATCCAAACTCCATTTGTTGAGGAAGGCCGCGCAATCATGCGGGGCAGAGAAAGGGGCAGGCCGAAGCCCGCCCCAATTCGTTACTGGTCGGCAAAGGTCGGGACGGTCGCGCTGGCGGCAAAGCCAGAGACGGTCCACGTCGTGCCGTTCGTGCTCTCGACGCGGAGAATGGTGCCGCCGGCCGGAGTGACGAGCGTCAGCTTCGAGTTGCTGTTGCCGTCAGGGGCCACGGGCGCCACAACGTCGGTGTCATGGTCGATGAAGGTGATCGAGCCAACGAAGTAGTTGGTGTCAGACCCGGTCGAGATGACGAAGTTCTGCGCGTCCGCCGCGAGCCCGGCATAGACGAAATCGAACCACAGCCCAGCCTTGGGAGCCGGCAAAGTTGCGGTGCAAGTCGACGTGAAGTCGGGAACGTAGTGACGAATGCCGGAATTGTCCGCGAGGACGGTGTAGGTGGCCGCGTCCGGGATGGACACGGGAACGAATGTGACAGCCATGATGCTGATCCTTTTTGTTCGGGGTGTAGGGCGGGGCAGCCGTCATTGACCGCCCCGCGATAGTCAGCGGGATCAGCTCGAAGCCGAGATGCCGTAGGTGTCGGCAACGACGCCGTGAGCAGCCTCGTTCATCACGAGCAGCGTGTATTCGACGTTCAGGACACGCTTTTCAGCGTCACCGGTTTTCGCCGGCTTGTGGACCTGGATGTCATCGAAGATGCCGTACTTGACCATCGACGGATCGATCAGGAACACGTTGCGGGCGATGGTGGCGCCGGCACGGGTCATCTGGACGTTGGGCACGAAAGTGATGAGCCCGAAGTCGGTGAGGTAGGCATCGGCAGCGCCGACGATGGTGGCCGCACCAGAGCCCAGCGCCTTGCGGAGCGGGACGATATCGGCGTCATCGAGGAAGCGGGACGCAACCGTCTTGTTGTAGTTCGACATCATCATAATGCCGCCCTGCACTTCGCCGCCGGCATTGGCAGTCGACAGCACGACTTCATCCATGAGGGCCTTGGTCAGCGCACGCTGGTTGCCGTTGGTCGCAGCGCCCTGAATGCCGTTCGAGAACGTGCCGGAAGCGCCAGTGGCGCCGAGGCTGTCGTTCGTGGCAAGCCATGCACGGAAGCCAGCGAGCTTGCGGTTGGTCGCGCCGTTGCCGGTGCCAGCCGAGGCCGCCTGGTTGCTGAGGCCGATCACTTCCATGTCGATCTTCAGCTCGGTGCCCTTCTTGGCGAGTTCGCGGGCCAGCTCGGACTTGCGCCCGGCCTTGTCCGTGTTCTCCTGGGTACGCGAGATGATCAGGGACTTTTCCGAGATCTGGGTGTAGTTGCCCACGCGGGTGGTCGGGCTGGTCGCGTCATACGACCAGTCGTTGCCTTCCGGCTGGTTGTTGTCCGCGTCCGGCGTGCCGAGGGTGTCGGTCTGCCATTCCGGGTGAACCGTGGAGACGGACTTGCGGCCCACGAGGGACAGGAACGGCGTCTTCTCGGGGGTGATCTGGTAGATGGTGTTCGCGAGTTCTTCGCGATTGCCTACGGCGTCGTAGGTTTCGAAGGTGTTCAGGGTTGTTATCGCGCGGCTCTTTATCCGCGCTTCTGCCGGCTTTCCCGGCAGCTCAGACTATATCTTACCCTGCTTGGGACAGGGCCGATGCACTCGTGGGATTTTCTGCTTTGCGAGGCCAGCGAAATTTGAACCCTCTGCCATGCGCCTTTTCGTGGCACTCATGACACAAGGTAATGCCGTTGCTGACTTCATATCGAAGTTCGGGGTAATCGCGCCAACGTTTGATGTGATGCGCATGGAGCCGAGCGGTTGAACCGCACTCACGGCATGCCCACCCGTCACGGTCCTTGACCGCCTTCACCCACATCTTCGCGGGGTATCTGTTGCGATCCGGGTCCTTAAGGGCGATCCCGCCCCGCCAGTTCGGATTCTTCTCGCCTACAAATGCACCGCGTTTGGCAACCGACATCTTCTCACGAGATTGCGTGCTTGCTCGCTGGTGGCCCTTCTCTGAGCCGCTTGAGCGAGTTTGCACGCCGTGGTGAATGAGCCACTTGCGAACCGTGTTCGGTGCGCAATGCAACTCTTTCCCGATGTCTGGTGTACTCCGCTTCAGGGACACGTACTGCTCGCGCAGCCACTCGCCGTCAAATAAAGCCGGCGGAGTCGGCACCCCTGTCTTTCTATCGATCTTCAAAGCGTACTTGGCCTAGTCGTTGAACCTTCAACCCGTCACCGGGTCGCTTGGCTGCTGATTGCCCAATCCTACCACTTTTCAAGCCGTTACGTATACCATTACTGATTCCGCTTTGGCAGGTAGGCTCTAAGGACTTCCCAGCAATTCACACCGTTTTAAGTGACCGATAATCCAGCCACTTGGGCCATTTTGTTTTCTCCTAGTCGATGAGGTCCATGAGACGTGCCACCCCGTTTTCGAGGGAGCCGTCATTGCGAAGCCGCTCAGACCGGGCTCGCTGTTCGCTGGAGATTCTCGCTTTCGGGTCGGCGCGCTTGCCGCCCTTCGCCATTGCTGGCTTGGCCTGTACCTGCTGCCGGGCTTCTGGGGCCTTCGCGAGTGCCTTGCGGTAGCGCATGGCGTCCCGGAGGATCAGGAACTCTTCGGCGGTCTGCATTCGCCCGATACGCTCGGGGGTCAGACCCCACCACTCGGCGCCCTTGGTCGAAACCTCATCGAGAAAGCCGCGAACCTTGCCGGCGTCGGCAAAGAAGGCGTCCTTGCTGCGGAGCGTGGCGAACTCGGATTCGATGGCCTTGGCGGACATCTCTTCCTGTTCACGCTGCTGCGCTTCGGCGAGCTTTTGCCGTTCCTGGTCGATAGCCATGTACTGGCTGTAGGCCCTTTCATAGGCCTCCCGCTTTTCCATGTAGGCCATGTAGCCTATGGGGTCTGTCGCGGATGACCCGGTGAACGGCTCGGGGGGAGTGGGCAGGTAGTTTTGGCTGAAAAGCTGGATTCTCTCAGCAAGCTGAGCCAGTGATTGAGCCTGCTGATTCACCTCGGTTGCACGGGCCGTGATCTGCTCGCGTTCGGCAGCCAGTTCCGTGGTTTTCTTGGTGTAATCGCGCTGGAACAGATTGTTGCGCTTGAGATCGGCAACGGTGATCACTGTCCCGTCATCAAGCGTCACCTTGGCGGTGTCAGGGGCAAAGCGCCCACCCTTGATTTCGGGCTCGTCGGAGCCGTCTTCGTTCTCGTCGCCTTCGCTGTCCTCAACGTCTTCCGACACGTCGATCTCGGGCTCGTCGCCGTCGTCGCTCGCCTCGGCTGTCGCTGGGTCCGCATCGCCTGCAATGGGGTCCGTTTCCGGGTCATCGCCTAGCAGATTGGAAATGTCCTCGACCGACTGGTCAAAGGTCTTCGGTGCGTCTTCAACAGGCCCCGGAACATCGGGGAGATTGTCATCTGACATAGGGTAAGGGTCCATCTATGGGCTGGCCGCGCATCACTGCGGGGCAATAAGCCGAGGTCGCTTACGCGGTCGGCTTGTTGGGATCGTAACCGCCGTCCGCCGAACCCATCGCTGTGATGGCGGCTTCGAGCTGATCCCGAACGTCGAGAAGGCAGTTGGCGATAGCCTGTAGCCTCAAAATTTCCTTGGTGTCGGTGGCATCGACTTCGCCAAGCGCCACCAGTGCTTTGGTGCGCACTTCGGTCATGGCCGTTGCCAGCGTTTCATCGTTGAGAAGCCTTTTGGCTTCATTGGCAAAGTGCGCGGCGACCGCGTCAGCCATCAGCGATAGCCCACCGTGACGGACACATTGGCCAGCGTGGCGTCGTAGCCCACGTAAATGCCGTTATCGCAGAACACGTCGAGCGTGACGGTGTGCCCCGGCGTGGTGGCGAACACCCATTCGGAGAACACCACCGTTCCCGTCTCGGTTGTGCTGTCATAGATCGACAGCAGCCCAGCGGTCGGGGTTGCCGTGGTCGGGGCAATCGAGACGGTGTGGACGAACCCGGAGGACGCCTTCACCTGCCCGTCAGCGGTCTTGCGAGAATAGCGGACTTTGCTCATTGGTTAGGCTCCTGTCATGCCGCCAGCAGCAGCAGTTCGATGTCGTCTTCGTCCAGTTGCGCCTGATAGTCGCGCACGGCTTGCTCAAGGTAGGCCCGAGCCGCTGCAACCAGTTGCGCGCGGTCGGTATCGGTCCATTGCCCGGTTGGCGGCGTCAGCATCGGGATGGTGCGGGGCACCGCCTGCCTTGCCTGTGCCCGCGATCCAAACCACTCGGGGACGCCCGCAACGGCTTCCTCGATGATGGCCGCTGTAACCTTGCGGGGCTCTTCCCCGGGGCCGGGCTCAACCGGCCTTGGCTCGCGAATGACATAGTGGCGATTGCGGACGTACCGCGCCTTGCGTGCCCGGCGTTCGGCAGGGCTGCGCAGCGGCGGCGCATCGTCGCCACGGTCGCGGCGCGCTACAACGGTTTCGGCCCAGCTATTGAGCCAGCTTGTGCCCCACGAACCGCCCCATACGGATGCCACTTACGGCCCCCATTCGTTGCCAGCGGCGCCTGTCCCGTTGACCTGCACGTCGTTGACGTACTGAATGTTGGCGTCGACCTGACCCGCAACGGTGAAATTCAGGCTGTCGGTCTTGGCCTTGATTGCCGTGATGTCGGCGGTCGGAATGTCGCCAACCGCTGCCGGGCTCGCCGGGATCAGATCCGTCTTTGCTTTTACCAACGCCACCTGCGTAAGCACCGCGTCGTCCGCAGCAGCCAGCGCCGTGCTCAGTTCTGCATTGGTCGGAACATCGCCCACCGCAGTCATGATCGCGTCGGTTGCAGCGATGATAATCGACTGGTCGGCAGGATCGGTCGGCAGGTTGTCGGTCTTGGCCTGGATGGCGTCGACCACCGTGTCTACCGTTGCGAGGTTCGCCGCCGTCGCCAGCGTGCCGATCTGGGTATCAAGGTTGGCCGAGGCCAGGCCAATAGCCGCACGCACACCAGCCGCGCTGAGGTCGTTCAGATTGGTGTTCGCCGTCAATGTCCGGGCCGCAGACGCCCATACAGCCGTCCCGATCTCGGTTGCAGCATCGGCCGCCAGTTCAGACGCTCCAATCGCATCGGCGGCAATCTTGCCTGCGGTAATGGCGTCCGTGGCAATCGAGGTCGCCGTAATTGCGTTGGCGGCAATCGACTGCACCGAGGCCCGCCCGATACCGGACGCAACCGTAAGCGTCTCGCCGGCCGTGGCCTTGGGCCGGTACAGTTCGAACACGCGTCGGGCAGGAGCCATGCCGGTTGCCGTGATGTGCAGCGCGACCTCTTGGCTGTCGTCGCCGCTGTCGATGGTCATGTCCTCGTCAAGCAGCAGCTTGTACCAGCCAGGCATATTGGCCGAGCTGACCTCGGTAATCGTCGGCGTGGTATACGCCGTCGCCGTGCCGCCATTGCGCGAGCGATAGACCGTGAAGCTCGACAGCCCGGTTTCAGGCGTTACAAAGTCGGTCGCATCGAGGGCGATGAAGTAAATGTACTGGTCGGTGACGCCGGATGGTATGCGCATCACGACACCTCAAGATTGAGCAGGATATTCTGGTTTCGGGCGCTGCTATTGCCCTGGTCGACCGATACCGAGCCCGGATCACCTGCATAAGTCAGCAGATAGTAAACCCTCAATTCCCCCGCAGCGAGAACGCCTGTCTCTGTTGGCGAGAACGACGGTGAGGTCGGCGTTGTCGTAAAGCCGACAGCCAGAATGCCCAGCGTGATCGAACTGCCGCTCAACCCGGTGTAGCTCGCCGAAGCCGCTGCCGGATCGGTGTTATCGGTATAGACCGAAGTGACGGCACTTCCGGTGATTGTGGTCGCGCCCCCAACCCGCCGGAAGATCATCATGCGCTTGCGGCTATTGTCCGAGGCCATGCCGGTCACGGTTGCACTATCATCGGCCGTCGTCAGTATCTTGGTCGTGACCATAACGCGCTGACTGGCTGGCGCTGCCACATTGGCCCGCGATGTGTAACCCGATGGGGTAACAGCGGTAGGCACACCCGAGAAGCCGAAGCCACGGTCGACAAGCACCGCGATATCATTGTTCGCAATGCCGGTTGGGACGGTAATCGTTGTGCCAGTCGATGAGCTGGAGGCAAACAGGATCAGGTCGCTGGAGGCGATAATCCGAGGACCGCCCTCCTCGAATTGCAGATCCTGCTTGGGAAAGTGCTGGCCTTGCATCAGCCCAGATTCGCCGCTGCAATCTGGTCGGCAACGGCCTTCAGGGCCTGATACTCCGAGACCATTTTGGCAAGCTCTGCCTTGGCCGTCGCTTCGGCCGCGTTTGTGGTGCCATAGGCGTTGATGGTCGCAACGACATCGGCATAATCGGTTGGCAGGGCCGCCAGCGCCGCCGAGGCCAGCGCAGCATTGGACTTGACCTTGACCATGACGGCCCGCTGGTCGCTGATAATGCCGGCAACGGCGTCAAGGCCGTGCTTGACTTCGCTATAGGTCGCCATTCAAAATCTCCTAGTTCATGGCCTTGCGAGTGCCGACCGCCCTGCCATCAGGCCCGCGAACAATCTCGGTCGGCGCCGACATGGCTGCACTCAATCCGCCCACCATTTCGCCCAGCTTTTGCAGCCCATCCATCAGCATGGCAGACGTGGCGTCGACCGGCTTCTTGACCGCGTTGCCCTCTTCGTCCTTTTCCGCGCTGTCTCGCTCCGCCATGCCCATCTGCAACAGCGTCAGCTCGCGATCCTGCTTCAGTTTGGCAAAAAACCGCTGATCTTCAGCATCCTGCTTGATGCGTTCCAATGCAGCCTTGCTTTCAAGTTCGGCCTGCGCCGTGCGCATGTCCGCTTCCAGCTCGGCCTTGTTCTTGAGAACGTCGCCCTCGGCCTTGAGCTGCGCCTGCTGCATGGCAACCTGAGCATCGACCTGCTTGAGTGCCTTGGCGTTCTCGCCTTTGGCGTTCTCAAGCTCAATCGCCGGGTCAACCTTCGGCGCCTCGGCCGCAGCCTTCATCTGCGCCAGTTCTTCGTCGGTAATCTCCGGATAGTATTCTTCCGGGTTCTTGAGGCCGGAGCTTTCCGCCAGCTTGACCGCCGTCATGCGAATGCGCGGCAGGAACTCCAGCGCCTTTGACTGCATCCCCGCCATGCCCAGACGATCCGCCATGCCGATCTGGCCATTGAGGATCAGGTTCAGCATCGACATGTCGCGGTCGCGCGAGCCAGTGCCCAGCCCCACATTGATCGACACTTTCATGCCGGCGTCCCACTTTGGCGGGGACACGGTGCGAAAATCGCTGGCCTCGACCGAGCCGTCTTCGCCTTGGATTTCGTCGCCCTCATCGGACGGAATGCTGCGCACCTGCTCGTGCTTGATCGCCAGTTTCAGGCGCTTGCGGAAGAACTTCTTCCAGCCAAGTTCGGCCTGGTTGCGCGCGATGAACTCGGTCTGCGAATAGTTGACATCGTGCTGGAGCTGCGATGCCGTCGCCGTCTGGTTCTGCAATGCCTCAGGGTCAAGTGCAGCCGAGGCGCTGCTGACGCCAGTGCGCTCGATACGCACCTTGTCCATGTACTCCATGGCCGCGAAGGCCTTGTCCGCCGTGAACGGGATCACATGCGGGATGATCGGATTCGAACCTGCCTTCTTCCAGATCAGACCGCCGAACTTGGAGTTGACCAGAATGTCGGGGTTGAGCACCGAGCCCTGCTCGACCTCACGCATCGGCATGTTGACGGCATAGATGTTGTCCAGCGCCTGACGCAGCAGCGTGGTCTTGACGCGCTGAATGTCCACCAGCCGGTCAAACAGCCCCTCAGCGTCCCAGCGATGCGGCACTGGGTAGCACGGGATGTCGGTGAACGGGACTTCGTCTTCCCACTCCTCCCAGCCGAGCACAACGCCAGCGCCACCACGGCCAGCGTACCAGACCTGGATCATCTCAGCGATGCCGTCGCCGTCTACGTCAACCCGCATGTAGATTTCGTAGAGGTCAATGGGGTCACCGGACGCCACCGGGCTTGAGGTGTTGTATTCCCGGTCACTGGTACGTGCCGTCGCCACTTCGCTCTGCAAGGGCAGCGAGTACGACGGGATTTCCTCGATGACGCCCGTGTCCCAGCCGTAGGCGTCCGCCATCTCCATCAGGTCGGAGCGGGTCTTGTCGTCGTGCAGGTAGCCAACGAAGCGCGCGTCATCGATGGACGTGGCCGTGTCGTTGATGACAAGGTTCTCAGGCTTGCCGGTTTTGTCGATGATGCGGCCCGGGCGCAGTGTCCGCTGCATCTTGACCGTGTAGGTCGGCAGCTCCAGATCATCGACCGTCTGCGGCTTGCCGGGGCTGGCTGCAACCGGCTCCCAGCCTTCCTCGGTCTTGACCACCAGCTCAACTTCGCTGAGGTCGCGGAAGGTCTTGGTTTCAATCTCCGGTGCATCCCAGTACGAGCACGCCAGCCCGTTGCCGAGCAGCAGTGAATCGTTGGTCGCATTGAGCAGGATCTGATAGCCATCGTTCTCCACGAAGAACGAATGGTTCATGTACTCGGTGGCTTCCGATGCCCAGCGGTCATCCTCATCGCGGACCCGCTCATACGACACCATCTTGGATGCCGCAGTGAAGATGCGCACCACGCCGGGCAGCACCTTGGAAATTGTGTCTGCCACATCGTGGCTGGTCTGCGTCGACCCGTTGGGGCGCGGCTTGAGGTCCGGCATTTCGCCGCGCATGTAGGCAATGGCCGTGGCGCGCTTGCTGGCGAGTTCGCTCTGATCATAGGCCAGCGACGTGCGGATTTCGTCGGCAATGATGGCTTCGAGGCTGGAGCCCTCGATTTCCTGTTCATCAGCCATTATAGGTTCGACCTCGGAAAACGGTCGCGCGCGTTTGTCCGTTGCCGACAAACATCACGCCATCAGCATCCGCCGCGTAGCCGTCTTCAAACACCATCGCGACAATGTTGATGCCAGGGTCCGCTTTGGTGCGCTTTAGCCACGACTCCCACTTGATAGTCCCGCCGGCATCGTTGACGAGATATGCTGGGCGCAGTGCGTGAGGGTAACGACGCTGCGCCACTTCCTGCTCAAACACCCCGTAATGGTCGCATACTCCATAGATCGCCATCAGCTCACCCAGTCCGTTTCAATCTGCGGCAAATCACGCACCACATTCTCTTCCGCACCCATCACGCCGCACCGGAAAGCATCGGCGCCGTGCGAAGCCCAGTCATGCAATGGCCGCTGGCGCAGCACCTGGTTCTTGTCGTCGTACTCACTGCGGTACATGCGCAGGCAATCGATGCCACGAGCGCATTTCTCTTCATCAAACCACATGCGATTGAAGCGAACGCGGGCAGCGTCGATGCCGTCCATCGGCTCGTGCCGAGGCACAATCGAAACGCTGAGGTTGCGTTCTTCGAGGAACTGCTTGCGGCTCTTGCCGGTCTGCAACTCCCTCGCCTCGCCATCGTGAGGCAGGTAGTGGTGATGCACCTTGTAGGGCAGCGCCTTGATCCAATCGACGTAGTGGTCGAGGGCGAAGCCGCTGCTTTCGTAATAGTTGATCCAGTGCCACTCGCGGCCGATGATCTGGCCGACCCAGATCGCCATGCTGTCGCCAATGCCCAGATCCCATGAGGCGAACACATCGGCCGACCGATCATGCGGGACACGGCCAATGCGCCCATCCTGCTCGGCTGTTGCCATCTCGCGGCCATAGAAGGCGCCGACAATTGCAGCCTGGAACGAGCACTCGTATTCCTGAGCGTAGGCTTCCGCCGTCATCGTGCGCTTGGCGTCGGCAAGCTCAAGCTCATCAATGATGCCGGTCTTGGAGGCGCGCAGCTCATCGGTGAACCACACATCGTCGGCCTTGGCCTTGGTGTGCAGGTCATAGAACGCGTTGCGGCCCTTTGGCGTGCCGATGAACGTTGCCCAGCCCTTGCGGTCGCTCAATGCCGGCCGAATGACTTCAGGCCATGCACGCGGGTCAATGTCGCCCGTCTCGTCAATGACCACGCCGTCCAGGTACAGGCCTCGAATGCGGTCGTAGTTCTCAGCGCCGTAGAGCCTGATGCGCGCCTTGTTGTGCGGGAACGTGACGCTTAGCTCGCTTTCCGACTTCTCCATGCCGGGAATGGCCGAGGTGTATTCCTTGAGGTAGGACCACGCCACGTCCTTGGCCTGCGTGTAGGTCGGAGCGACATAGGCGAAGCGAGGTTCGCGCCCTGTGTGCTCTACAGCCTTCTTGACCAGATCCATGATGCAGGCGACGGTCTTGCCAGCACGGCGGTGTGCGATGACGCTGGCCCAACGTTGTTCCCGAGTGAGGTATGGGACAAACTGTGGCCGGGCTGCAAGGTTAAGATTGACCCGCATTGCCGCCGATGGTCACGTTGATCTCAATGGCGCCATCTTCCGGGCCAGTGACCTGCATTGGCAGCACCTTGCCCAGCAGGGGCAAGAACGACTGCGGGTTGGTCTTGGCCTGAATGACCAGATAGCCGACCATGCCCTCGGCGCCACCAGCTTCCTCAGCAGCCTTGAGGATCGCATCCTTCAAAAGCTGCGTGGTTTTGTTGGGCAGCCCCTTGGGGCGACCGGGGCCAGGCTTCCCCTTGCCGATAAGGTTTTCAGTCGTTTGTTTTTCGGTCATGCCAACCTCTTGCCGGGGCCTAGTTAGGCAGATCGGCTTGATGGTGATGCTTGGTTACTTGCCCGCTATGCGGGACGCCATGGAGCGATTGCGCTCACGGTACTTCGAGGTGCCGACCTTCTGCCTTGCGTCATAGTCGGCCATGATGTTCTGCGCTCCCACCTTGCCAGCCGGGCCGGACTTCTTCATGTGCGCCTTGGCGGCAGCAGCGGCCTTGGCTTCCTTTGCGCTAGCAATAGACGCGTCGTCCCTGCCGGCCTTGTATGCCCCAGGGGCGCCACCGCCGCGACCAACGGTTTTCTTGTTGGCCAATGGCCACGGCATACCGTTTGACTTCACGCGAGCCATGATTTGTCCTTGCCTGTGATTTGTACGGGGCACGCTGCATGTTCTGGAGCGCGGACAGCAAAAAGGCCCGAGTTGCCCCGAGCCCTACCGGCGCTTTGCGCCTAGCGTGGAAACCATTGCGCATGATTTGGACCCGCCTGTCAAGCGGCTGCTCTGCCGTCGATTCCGTAGTGCCGCACCAATGCGTTGAGAGCCGTGCGCAGATCCCCGAGGAGGTGGTCAAGCATCACGTCACGGCGGATGACAGCGTCGAGGGCGCCGAACAGGTTGGCCGTGTTGCGCAGCTCGTTCTGCGCTGACTGCACCGCCTTGACCATTGCCTCATGGCTGCGGATCGTAGCCAGCACCTTGCCGACGTTCTCGTGGTGGTTTTGCCCACCGGTTGCGTTGAGGTCAACGGCGCGCGGAATGCCGGGCGTAGCGATGGCACGAGAGTACGCTTCGCAGTCCGCCAAGTACAGCATTGCCGCATCGTACTGCAACCGGGTGATGCCGTCCTTGCCGCCAAGCAGGCAGTACCGACCTACAGCGCATCCTGCCATTTGGTCGCGAGAGACGGGCGCCGGCAAGCCAAACACCCGCTGGCGGGCTTCTATGCCTACCGCAATCATGTCCTGCTGCTCCCTGTCCAGCCCTTCGCGTGCAAGCTTGGCGCGCGTGTCGAGTGCGGCCTTTGAGCGAGACGGCTGGCCATTCGGTTGCCGTGTCACTGCTTTGCGTTTCGGTCCCCTGCGCCCCATGTGTCTAGTCCCCTATTTGATTGAACGGATGGCGGCCAGCTTGGCGACCGTGAACCCGGGATTGCGCATGTCTGCCGCCGCCAAATACACCTCGTAGTGCTCAGCAATTTCCACACACCGCTCGCGTTCCTCCTCCCTTCCGGCATTGTGGGCTTCGAGAAGGGCTTGGGAGATGATGCTGATGGAACCGAACCGGTCGTTGGCAAAACCGAGTTCTTCGCGCCACAGCCTCTCCGCTTTCTCTCGGATGTCGGGGGTCATGGGAAAATCCTCCGGCCGTCAGCATCCCAGCACGAGGGCGTGCTCTTGTACTCGTAAACCGGGCGCCCACCTGCCGCTTTGCAGGCGTCCCACGTCTGGGTGCAGGACACGATGCCAACGGCCATCAGCGCGGCAAAGAACAGCAATCCGAAAATCGTAAGCCCGTCGCTCATTCACTCACCTGCCAGTTGCTTGAGGGTTGGGGAGGCGGCTAGTTCCTCGTCAATTTCGTCAAAGACAGCATCAGGGAACACGTAGCCAAGCTCGCGCAGTTCCAGCATCTTCGCCCTGAAATCTTCAATCGTTGGGCACTGAAATGCTTCGCCAGCATGCGGCAACGTGATATCCTCACGCTCGGCAGTTTTCAGGAATTGCGACTGCATTCGGCTAGTCTCGACATAGGCTGTTGCCCATGCCAATTTCTCAGCCTCAGTTGCGCCCGGAGGCGGAACGGCTGGCGTTTTCGGAATGTCGCCAACGACCCGATTGCCAGCCACGTAAATTTGCCACCAGCCGCCTACATGCTCGAATGCGTAGATGTCACATCCGAAATCCATCGAAGACCATCTGCAATAGCTCATTTCCCCTCCTCCGCCAGTTCCTTGAGGACAGCATCGCCAGGGGTGGGGATGGGGCACCAGCAGAGCAATTCGGAACGGTCGTAAGTGAAGCCGTCCAGTGTCTGGAACTCGCCGCCGCTATAAACGCCAACGTTCGGCATTGCCGGAGAAATGCCCAGTTTAACGTACACGATGATCTCCTCACCGTGCGCCTCGCTGAAGTCCGTGCTGAACCCATTGGGGAGGGAGGGGGGATGGGTCATGCGGGCTTGCTCCATGCCTTGGCCGCGCTCGCTGCGTTCGGCCTTTCTCGACGCAGATAGACTTCGCCATCGACTACGACATGCACCCACTTGCCGTACTCGACGTTGCACTCGACGCCGAACAACGGCTCCATCGTGTCCGTGTTCATCCACTGGTGGACGCGGTGCGGCCTACCCTGCTTCGGCGTAGTGAACTCAATCTTCTTCATGCTGCGTGCTCCGGCCACAGTCTGGCGGCAACGGCCGGATACTTGTCCGACAGCAAGCCACGACTCTCACTGAGGTCATCGTAATCGGCGAGAAATGGCGCAGCGTCGTCGTCGCGCAGCACATCCGCCACAACCTCCAACCAAGCCGCTCGGCAGTCCTCGTGCTCGTAGTAAGACATAAAATGTCCCTCAAAGAGCCCCGCTCCATAAGAGCAGCGTTCGCCAACGGCGATTGGCTGATGGCACTGCTCGCAATGATGCGACTTTCGAGTGGTCACAACCTTCGTGTTGAAAAAGTCGTAGCTCATGCTGCATGTTCCTCTGATTCAGGGGAGCCGGTGGCTCCGGGCATAGTTCCACCCTTTTCTGCCTTCACGGTATAGGGCGCCTGCCCCGCGTGAAGCCTCTGGCTAAGAGGAACCTCGATTGAGGTCGCATACTCAGTGCCTTTTCCGGCTTTCGCCGCCGAACTGGTTCCCAGCTCGTTGCCTTGGCGCCATTTTGTTCGGCTGGCGCCACTATCGGCCATGTTCCGAGCGGCCAAGCCCGGCTGGACGGCACGATAGCCTTCGGACCGATCCGGGGGTTGCCCGGCGTGAAGGCCCAGGGCGCTATGGGTCACGCGCACCTGGTGTTTTTTGGTTCCGGCTCTTTGGGAGGAACCGGCCAGCTCGTTGCGGGGTTTAAGGGGTTGCAGCCCTTCAGCGCACGCGCTAAGGCTTCCAACCGCGACGGGTAAACTTCCACAAGTAAACCCCGTCGCTATGTGCGGCTGGGGGAGGACAAGTCGCCCGGCCGCACGACCTTTTTCGCACGTATTCGCGCTTCGTTCTACAAGCCCGTTTCGCTGCGCCCAAGTTATCCAAGGATAATGCAACCCATCAGTGCGCAGCATCTCGCCTCGCTTGGTCAACGATGCTGGCGGGGAACGACCACTTCTGGACAGTCGCCGGGGCAGCCTTTCCTCTCAGACGCTCACAGGCTTTGAAAAGGGCCTCGTCTTTCCATCGGTCAACCGTGATGGTTGCAGTCGGGTCAGACAAAACATTTCCCTCCTTTCTATATGGTTCTGGAAGATGCTTTGGCATTGCTAAGGCATTTGCTACGTGCGGTTTGTTGTATTTCAATGCCTTAGCGGCGCCACCCATTGCCCCGGCGGAAGCTCTCGATTGCGATTGACGCTCGCTTTTTCGGAGCTCCTTCTGCAGCCGACCGTGGGTGATCTTGCCGTCCGAGACCGTGAAAAACGGCATCAGATCTGCCGTCATTGCGCGCCACTTCTTGAGCGACACGCGAGCGATCCGCGCCAGCTTGGCCTCATCGTTCGGCAGTTCGCCGTCCGCGTTCCACATGGCCATGAGTAGCAGCAGATAGGCCCCGACAAGCTCTGCTGACAGGTGCAGGGTGTCCCCGATGAAGTCGGAGACGTAGAGCTGCATAAAGGGCCGCTCGCTCACTGCTGTGCCTCTCGAACTGACGCCATGATGGTTGTCACGATGCGTGGGTTCAGGTCCGTTAGGCGGGCGATTTCGTTGCGTGAAAGGCCCATCCGGCAATAGCGCATCGCTTCGCTTTGCTTGAGTTCGCGCTCTGCGTCGGCCATCATTCGACGCTGCTCTATCAGGGCGGCCAGTTCCGGGACTTCCACGGCCGCCTTACGCAGCATGTGCAAGATGGTGGTATGGTCCCGGTTCATGCGCTCACCTATGCTGGTCAGGCTCATGCCAAGCTCCAGGTACATCCGCGCCGCCGCTTGACGCCGAGCGGGCATAATGCTGCGGGCATGGGAACCGCCGATGATCGCAGCAACGGTGGTGTTGTGCTTGGCGGCGACCTCGCGTAAAATCGTGCGGTACGACGGGATTGGCTCATGTTCCGGCCACGGCGCCAGAGCAGATTCGGGAATGCGCGGCGCGCGCGGTTTCACCGCCACCTTGGCTTTCGGCGGGGCAATCATCCCCAGCCGTTTACGGGCGCCAGCGTAGCGCCCTGCGAGTTCAGCCTCGTAGCTCATCTGGTACTCTCCACAATGACGGGTTGGGCTTCCTTGCCGGCGTAGGGCTTGCGAGTGGGCACTACGTCTATGACGCGGGCCTCGGGCAAAGGACGGCGGAAGGGCTTGGAAAGGGTTGCAGCGGCGTGCAGGGTGCGCTCATGGGCCACCTGTTCGGGTGTTAGGCCCCATACGTCGGCAAGGGATCTGGTGAGGTTGAGGTGGGTCATAGCGACAGCGCCTCCTGCTTTGCGGGCTCGCTAAACAGGTCTGGCGCTACCCCCATGCAGTTGGGCGATAGCCACAGCCTTTCGCGACTGGCGTTATCCCGCCCCCGCCCTTCGCCCTGCGACCCGTAGCCGCCGCGCGCCTTCCACTCGAAAACTTGCCAGCCGAGCGCCTGAAGTTCGTTGTGCTCGCCATCGTAGCCTGCAAGCACAATCCGAATGGTTGGATTGCTGCCGTTCTCAGCGCACCACTTGCGCACTTCGCCTGCTACCGGCGACTCCATCGCGTAAACGTCTGCGCGCCCTGCCTGATCATATGGCGGGTCGAGGAACACACCAGTCATGCCACCGCCTGCGTCAAGGACGGCCGGGCCTGTGACGCGCGCCCAGTCTCCGCAGGCAATGCGCGTGTCACGCAACCTATCCGACAACGCTGCAACCCATTCGGTTATAAAGAGCTTGCGGTTGACGCCCCGACCCTCGGATAGGTGTGGTAGCTTGCGGTTGACGCCCCGACCCTCGGATAGGTGTGGTAGCTTGCGGTTGACGCCCTGAGCCGAGGATAGGTGTGGTAGCTTGCGGTTGACGCCCTGAGCCGAGGATAGGTGTGGTAGCTGGCGCGAGTCCGTCATCACCCCGTCAACTGAAATCCAAGGGCCTTTGCCGCTGCACCAGCCAGAACCAATCCAGTTGCAGGCACCCCAAAGCCACCACCCAGCCGCCTTCGCGTCAAACCATTCCGCGTCCCCCATTAGTCGCTCCGTAAGCCGCTCGCGCTGGCCTACAAGCCACAGATGCCGCGCATGAAGATCAGCCTCGTTGCACGGCCAGTCCGCATACTCGGCAACATCATCGGGAGCGGCCTTGGTTGCGCGCCAGAAGTTTGCGACCATGCCGTCTAGGTCGTTGACCGTTTCAAATCTTGCCACGTGCGGGCGCTGCAGGAGCACAGCACCGGAGCCAAAGAACGGCTCGACATAGTGCGACACGTTGCCGAGCGCCGCCCATACCTGGGCAGCTACGGCCGACTTGCCGCCGAACCAAGGAAAGGGCGCGTCTAGGCTCATCGTCCCCTCGCCTTCATCTCTTCGCGGAGCTGGGCTGTGACGAGGGCAAACTTGTGGGGAAGCCTCGTCGTTATCCGGTGGGGTGTCTTACGGGACACGACGCGGCCGGGCTTGGCGGGGTGGGAGGTCACTGACGCGCCTCCCAGAACATATGCGGGCCAGCGTGCGGCGGATCGTCTGGCGTCCAGACGTACCAAGCATGATCCTCGGTCCCGCTGCTTTCACCGGGGAACCATTGGATGCGGTCGACAAGCGCGATCTTGGCCCAGAACCGCGGATTGTCCGCGAAGAGGTGACGGCGCGTCTTGCCGAAATCGAACTTGGCCGTCAGCAGCAGCGCAACGATTCCGTCGCAACGTTCCAGAGCTAGTTCAGCGAAGCGCACGGCATCCCGGTTGCCCTTGCCGTAGGGCGGGTTGGTGATGATGGCGTCATGCTTCGGGTTCTTGTAGGCGAAACGCGGCTCAAGAAAGTTGACTTCCGCGTCATGCCGTCGATCATAGACGGCAATGTCGCTGGTGATGACGCTTGCCCCGGCTTCGCGCAACACGTCAGCGATGAGGTGATTGCCAGCCGCTGGCTCCCAAACCGTCTTGCCTGCGACGTTGACGTGCCTCAGCAGCGCCTCGGTCGCCCAAGGTTCGGTCTGGTACAGGTCGTTTTCCTTGCGGGCGTAGTTCGAAGCGACGACTGTCATTCACTCCCCCTCAGTTCCGGTGCGATCAGGATGGCCAGCCAGCGCGCGGAGCGCAGCAAGGAACGGGCGAACGAAATCCGGATCCGTGCCCATGAGGAGAGCGTCGGCTCGGGAGATGATGGCGTCGATCTCGCTGAGTTCTTTTCGTCCATAGGCGACACCTGCGATCTCCTCGATTTTGCGCAGTTCTCGCGGCTTGATGCTGACCCGAGGGTCGGCGTACCAGACATCCCTGGTACGGCTTGCAGACCACCGGAGCGCCGCCGCTGCCCGGTTGATCCGTTGTTTGACTGAGCCAAGCGCGGGCGGTGCAATCCGCTGGCGCATGGCATTGGAAGCGAATGCCAACTCAGACATTTCGCGCTTCTCCTCTTTGGTCTCGGACATCTCCGACAACTCCACAGCTAGGTTTGATCCCAGCAGACACGGAGCGAACGGAGTGGTTTGAATGACTTGGACACACGTCAGCGATGCCCTGCCAGCGTGGCTGCGCGCGGAAATCGAAATGATGAAAAGCGGGGCGAGCACTACGAAGCCCGCCCCCAGTTCGGGAACAGTTGGAGGTGACCATCCCAGCCCGCTTGCGCGGCCAGTCCTGCAAGTGGTCAGCAACAGCAGGGTACTGGCGGCACGAACCCCACGAGCGCGCCCCACGCTCGGTGCCGTCAGTACTCTGGTGTTGGTGGTGGACAACGATAGGGTGGCCGGAACGCGGGGGGAGGAGGCCCGCGCCCCGGCCTTTCAGCGCTACCGGGAGGGAGACGGCTGCTGCTGAATGGGAATGGGTCATGCCAGCGCCGCCGCTACGGTCAGCACCAGAGCAACGCCCGCGAGGAGAATGATCGGCTCTATCGCCACCATGCCGAGGATCACGAGCCACTTCACTTGCGCCCCCTGAAGTCGCTGAGACGCACGCCACTGACGTAGGTGCAGAACCAGACAAAGGCGGTGACGGCGACCACAAGCGAGATGGGATCAAATGCGTCCATCATGCGGCCTCACGTGTGCGCGTGGCGCGCGGCGCGCGAAGGATGGCCAAAATTCGCTCTGCTTCGGCGTCGAGTTCTTCCGCCGCCTGCAACTTCTCCGCGTCCATGCGATGACGCTTCACGGCCAGCTTGACCGCGTCGGCCACGCGCTTGCCGTAGGCGTCTCGGAGGTTGGCGTAGATTGCCTTCTTGTCGTTCTGCAGCGTCTCGATGTCCGCCTCTTTGTCGAGGAGGTCGGTCGCATAGGCCGCAATGGCTTCGTCTGTGATGCCGTTGGTCATGCTGCATCCTCGGCTTGGGGAGCGCGGAACACGTCGGGGCGCAGTTCGTGCGGAGGGATGCCGGTAATGTCCGACACGTCCTGCACACGGTCAGCCGGGACGCGCTTTTGCCACCGCATGGCGGTCGATTTGTTGATGCCAAATTTGCTAGCGAACGCGGCCAAGCTGATCTTGTTCGCGTCCCTGTACTGCTGGAGTGTGGAAGTGTTCGCCATGGCCGCGATTAGTTGCACACTACGCAACACTCGTCAAGACGGCGTTGCATAGTACGCTAACGACCCGCCGCGTTGCCGCATTTACCTTCCCTGGCATGGCCAGACCGAAGCGCAAAAAACGTCACTTCATCGCCGAATGGATGCGGGCGACCGGCAAGACCAACGCCGATCTGATCGCGGGCACCGGCGCCGACAAAAGCAATGTGTCGAGATGGACGGCTGGGACTGAGCCCAGCACGGACTATATGGACAGCCTGGCAGCGTTGTTTGGGACCACGGTAGCGGGCTTATATGCTCCGCCACCGCGCGACCTAACATACACCAGCGACGACCCCGCCGCTCCTGCCCCAGATGAAATCGACAGTTTCGAGGATGAGCCCGGCGTCGGCAACGCGGCGCTAATTGACGGGAACGTTGTGTTCCATGGAAAGCTGCCCGGTAGCCAGCCCGAGACGATGGCTAAGGGTGGCGCTGGGTTAGGGCAGATTGTCGATTCCGGCGTGGCGCGCATTCAGTCCAATGGCATCGCCAGCGGTCATGCCGTGGCAGCCGAGTGGGTGATCCCCCCGAGTTACCTGCGGCACGGTCTGGGCGGCCAGCCGAGCGCCACGATCATCGTGCCGGTGATCGGGCATTCGATGGAGCCGCGCCTGAACGAAGGCGACAGGCTGATTGTAGACGTGTCGCAGAACGAGTGGATTGGGGATGCGATCTATCTGATCGATGACGGCGGCACGGTGTTTCAGGCCAAGACGCTGCGCAAGGTGACTAGCTCCTACCCACCTCGATATCTGGTCATTTCGGAAGCGGATCGGGAGCACCCCGACGAGCGAGCTGCAACGGAGTTCCGTATCGTTGGCCGCGTCGTGGGCAGGATAAGCAGGGCTTAGGAGGATCAATGGCGCCGAAGGTAAGTCTGCTCGATCAAATGCGCCGGAACCCCCGCGACAACTGGACCGTTGCTGACATACAGCGATTGTGCGATGAGCATGGGATCGACCTTATGAGGCCCACACGAGACAGCCACTACAAGGCGGCGAGCCCCTATCTGGCGGCGCACCAGTCGATACCGTATAAGCGCCCCATTAAGGCCTTCTACATTAAGGCACTCGTTGCCATGATCGATGCCCATATAATCGCTAAAGCACAATACAAAGGAGCCGAATGATGGATTACCCCATTGTCGTTCATCGGCTTTCCGATGAGGACGGCGGCGGCTATCTTGCCTACTTCCCCGACCTGATTGGATGCATGGGCGACGGCGAGACGCCAGAAGATGCGCTTGCCGACGGAATGAAGGCCCTGGACGAGTGGGTGGATGCCGCAAAATTGCGCAACATCCCCATACCCGCGCCCCATAGCTCTGCCGCGCGCGCTACTAAGGAGCGAGAGGCCCTTCTTTCCGCCATTCGTGACGTGCGAAATCACCACGACGCAATTGATACGCGCCTGGACGAACTCGAACGCCGCGTCATTGAGATCGAGGAGCAGATAGCTCACGGCGATGCATGGGCGCGATTTGGTGTCATCACTGG